TTCACGTCACCCACAAGCTACTAAAGTAGTTAGAAAGTCTATATTAGATAACGGTGATCATGAGGTTATGTCTTTAGTAAAAGCACAGCTAGTTAAGCGTGGTATTTACGGTAGAGAAGATGTACCTAACGAATCAACAGAATTTTCTTTTACAAGATTTTATACACCACTATGTAACAACTGGAACGGTATAGCTATGTTTTGTGATAATGATTTTGTATGGAAGTGTGATCCTGAAGAGGTTGTACAGTACTTAGGAGATAAAACAATTGCAGTTGTAAAGCATGATCTTGATACCGTTAAAGGATTAAAGATGGATGGTGTTAAAAACAAGATGTATCCAAAGAAATGTTGGAGTTCATTAATAGTTTTTAACTGTGAAAAATTAAAAGATATATTAACTAAAGAATATTTAGATAATGCTACACCACAACAATTACATCAGTTTGAGTGGATAGATGAGAGTGAAATAGCTGAGATACCAGTTGAGTATAATCACTTAGTAGGTTATTATGAAAAGCATGATAACATAAAGGCAATACATTATACTAACGGCGGTCCTTGGTTTGACAAATACAAAGATGGAGAGTTATCAGAAGAGTGGTGGAACGTATACAACAGCTTGTAAAAAATAAATCAGTAATACTTGTTGGCAACTCTGTAGAATTAATGCACCATGATCATGGTAAGTTTATAGACAGTCATGATATCGTTGTGCGCTTTGGTAGAGCTGTTGATACAGTAGCAGATGATAAAACAAAACAATTAGGTAGTAAAACAAACATATGGGTTACTGGTCAATTTAGAGCGCCTGTTTGGATAAGACGTAATGAAGAATTTACAAAGGGTAAGTTTAAAGACGTTGAAATATTACTTAATAGATGTCGTGGTAATTTTTTACTTAAGAACTGGATATTAGAAGATCACCTGCCAAAGGGTATGCCTTATACTCAGATGTGGTCAGATGCAGAGCTAGAAGAATTATGGAACGGCTTTGGTAATTCATTATACAGTTTACAACTCAGGCCTTCAGCTGGGTTTTTAACAATACTATATTTTATTAGGGAAATTAAAACTCATAAGAACTTGAGTATTATTGGCTTTGACTTCTTTCATAAGAGTGTAAAGAAAAATTCATACATGGCTAAGAACGTAAAAGATGGTAACGGCGAGTGTGATCCTCACAGTTGGCATTTACCTTTATATACTACAAAGCACTCGGCTCATGATCGTATATTAGAAAACCAATATGTTAGTAAATTAGACCGTGATGGTTTGCTTACGTGGCACGTGTTAAGCGATATGTCTAGAAAAAAAGTTGAATATACTGGCTGGATGAAAGGCCAGAAGATAATAAGAAGTGTGGCTAAAAAAACGGCTGTGTCAAAAATCTAGCTATAACCTCAGCTATAACTTCAATAATTAACAATATCAATATCGGTAGTATATATTCCCACCAATCATATTTACCATTTTCGTTTAAATCAAAAAAGTTAAATTTCATTTTGCGCCGCAAGGCTTGCCGTTGGCTATGTTAACCCAGTTTTCTTTTTGGAACCAGTCACGTAATGTAGCGCCTTTTTTCCTAGCACCTTTTACATTTGACTTACTAGATCTTTTATATTTTCCTTGAGCTGCAGCAGATCTCTTGGCATTAATTACTTTTTGCCTTTCTGCTTTACTCATACTCTTATATTTTGCGTATGGCAAACAAACCTTTCTTGTTCCACCACCTTTTACTTTACTCTTTGGCATTATATACAGGATTTTCTTTTATTTTTGAGCATCTTTGGTTTCTTTAGTCCTTTAATTAAAGCATAACCAGCAGCCACAGGTAAAACTACTTTAGGTATTTGTCTAGCAATGTGACCTACCTTCTGACCAAATGTTCTACAGCTTTTCCAGTCTCTTCTTCTTCTTCCCGTTGATGTTATTTTTCTTTTTGGCTTACCTATTGTTTCCATGTTAACAGTAGTTTTTTCTTTTATTTCTAAGCATTTTAGGCTTATTATACTCAGCGTTAATTTTAGCTATTCGCTGAGCTATCTTTTTCTTAGCGTAGTCTGTTTCAACTTTTTTTTCAGATTGTTTCTTACCACCTTTTCTTATTAACTCGTAGTATTGACCTTTAACATCTTTATAGTGTACAGTGTCAACTTTATTTTTAAGAGAATCTTTTTTTGCTTTATTTAAATAATCGCGATATTCAAACTCATAAGGCTTTAAACCATGTTTAGTTAAGTACTCGCCATATTTTTTTTTGTTTTGCATTTTAGGTTTCTTCATAGCATCTATATGCTTTTGTACTTTTTTTGCTTGTTGTGCGTGCATCTTTGACGCGCCTTTAAGCTCTTTAACGACTTGTTTTAATTGTTTATCTTTTAACATTACTTCTTTTTTATTTTTACACAACTACCCTTAGAATACCTGGTTGTACCTGGTTTTCTTCTATAACCTTTCCAACATTTTGGTTTTTTAGCGTGTTGACCTGGCATTACTTTTTCTTTTTACCTCCACCGTAATTACCTGGACCACCTGCTTTAGTGCATCTTACACCCCATCCTGAAGCATATGCACTAGGCCATACTTTAAATTTACGTTTTGCTGCGGCTTTACACGCCGGACTAATTTTACCCATAATTATTTGTTTTTATAAGGAAACAACATATTCAAAGCTTCACGTCTACCTTCGCATCCGCAAGGTATATTTAAGCCGTTTGATACTCTGTCTACTACAGACTTGATACCTGTTTTGCTCGTGAACTTATGTATACTATCTCCTAGTCCTCTTGATTTCATATCTTAACATTTCCATCTACGTCTTGCCGCAAGACCTCTTTTACTTTTCCATCCCTTTGATCTAGCGCAAAATGACTTTCTACGCTTAGCTGCTTTGCTACCAGGTTTTACTTTACCTGTTACGGCTGTTTTTAATTTACTACCAGGGTTTTTCTTTCTGTAAGCTCTAACACCCTTTTCAGTCATGCCTGCTCCTTCTTCTGTAGTTCTAAAATTTCTTCCTTTACCTTTTGTTGTTTTTCTTATCTCTGGCATATTAATTAAATTTTTTACCTCCACCAGTTGAAGTAACAGGGTTACTTGCAACAGGAGCACCGCTACCTCCAGTAGTTTGGCCACTACCTACAGATATAGGTGGGCTATTATTTATATTAGGGTTTGGTGTTATGTAACCGTAGTTACCTTTTGGACTACCATGGTATCTCCACCTGCTGTCATGATATCTATAATCGTAATGACGATCATAGTGTGGTACATAATACCTGTTATCTTGCCATCTTACAAAGTCGTAGCCAACTACGTTGTACATCCTTTGTGGTTGTATATCTTGTATTCTTATTTTAACAGTGTCACCCATTTCAGTTAACGCTAATACATGCGTTACCATAACTTGATTACGATCATATAACAAAGGTGAGCAACTAGATAATATACCTATAAGTAATACACTGAGTAGTATTGCTAACGTTATAAGTCTACCTAAGTCTCTCTGTTTATCTGTCATGTCCAAAGTTTAAAAATGTAATGTGCAACAAGTATGGTTATTAACCAGGTGATCTGTAGTACAAATATTATAAATACTACTTTACTTTCTGGTTTTTTATTGTTCCATTTATTCCTTATTGTTTGTATCATTATCTTCTGGGATATTAGTTACAAGAAGTTTTGTTATGTACGCTAACGCAACAAAAACTGAAAATACTATTATATCAAGCTGCGTAGTTTGCGTACTGAGTTCTTCCATCTTTTCTAAACGCTACTAAGCATCTGTTTCTGTTTTCGCCTGGATTAACATAACTTACATGTACCCAGTCTGGATTTTTGCTATCGCCAAACTCCCAGATCATTTGATCAAATTCTAAGTTATCTTTTATATAGTTAAACATCTCAGCGTTTGTTTTGTGTCCATACACGTCATCTATGTCAACAGCTTGCCCGTGACAATGTTGTGACTTATTACTACCGCCGATAGCTTTGTTTAACTCTGGTCCACGATAAAATGAATTTATTCTAATAGGACCACCTACCCACTCTCTAAGTGGTTCAAACACTTTTACAGCTAACAACTTCATGTTGTTAAGATGTTCTTCAGTTGGTTTGTTTTCTAAACCTAATCTTGTTGCTGTAACGCTATACGTGCCTTCACGCATACTTATGTGTTTACTAATCATTTATTTATCTTTTGTATACTTTGTTCTCGATATCTTTTACTTTGTCCTCTAGGTTTTCTATTTCTTTCTCAAGATATTCAACCTTTTGTTTAAGTAATAAACCATCAGAGGTTTCTTTAACTTCGTAAACAGGTAGTTCTTTAGCAAGCTCTATCTCTTGTTTTAGGCTTTGATAACCCATAGAGCCACTAATAATAAAACCTACAACGATAGCTATACTCTTAATATCGAGTTTTATATCTGGCTTTTTATCGCCATCTATATCAATACCTACTTGTTTATCTAATATTTCTGCCATTATGAAAGTGATTTAGTTGTTGTGTTTTTGCTGCCATAATTTATAATTACTTGATTTTACTTCTTTTTAGCCCTTGATTTACTTTTAGACTTTGATTTCTTTTTACTTTTCTTTTTCGGCCCATCATCATCAATGTTAATATTTTCTATTATACTAGGAGGATAAGGTAAGCCAAAGTCATATGTTGACCAACCAAGACCCATTAGTATTCTCTCATACGATTTATAACCTTGATCATGAAGATCAATCGCTGCTTCAATTTGTCTTATTAATCTAACAACTCTATCTGTAGGAAGACCATATACGAATGATGGTACTTCAATTAATAGATCATCTATTCTATCACCTCTACCTATAGCGTTAATTATCTTTGCTGCTTTTCTAAATTTAGTAGATATCGTAGGTGATATATCTAATACTTTAACATCTAAATTACTTCTGTTACCTCTTGATAATTCAATACCTATATTCTTAGCTACTGATAACATACCACCAACTATACCACTACCTCGTAATACTGAATCAAGAACAGCGTTTAAATAATCTACCTTTTGTTTTTCTTCAACTTCGTCACCTTCACCTAAAGCAAATAACAGTATTATAGCTTTTTGTAGTCCAGCAAATAATAAGTTTTGATACATTAAGAACTGACCCATTTGCCAAGCTTGTTCTAATCTACTATCAGTTAGTGACTTAAATGTACCATCTGCATTTCTGACTCTTCTACCATTTTTCATGTCGCTAAGTGCTTTCTTACCCAATCTAGTGTACTGCATTGTAACGTTTTGAAACGTTAAGAATATTCTACCTGCAACACTAGCCTGCTGCATAGATATTAGATCTGCTCTTGCTGATTGCTGAGATGCTTCTGCTTTTTCTCTAAAATCTCTCATCGCTGTTCTCTCTGCTTGAACTATATTCATACCTTGTTCTACATAGTAGTTTACTTGGTTTCTGTAATATGCAGCACCACCAAACGCGATAGCTAAACTATCCATAAATCTAGTAGGTGCGTATCCTTTATTTTGTAGTATACTTGCTAAGCGTAAAAATGGATCTTTTTCAGATGACACAGCTCGTTGTATCTCCTCTTGTACAACATCAATTTTACCTCTACCTCTTCTTACTTTTAAAAACTCTGAGTTCCAAACTGTTTTAAAATCTGCTGCCCATTGTTTACTGTCTAAAACTCTTGCTAATGTATTAAATAAATTGTTAGGCCCAGTTAATTCAATAAAGTTTGTTGATGATATAAACTGTAGTAAAGCAGATCTAACGTTAACAAACATTATATTACCTGTAGCAAAGTTTAACCACTTAATCCAAGGGTTATTAATTTGACTTTGATTTCTATTAACACCTTCTTCCATACGATAGAACATGTCTTCTAGTGCTTGTCTAAATTGAGTGCCGTATATTGCCTCAATTTTATTCATGTTATCAGGTGTAAAAACACTATATCTATTTTCTATAAACTCACCATGAACAACCTCTCTTATTATCTTGAATATAAACTCAACATCAGAGTTTATATCTTGTTGTTTCCAATATTGTGTTGGTGGTGGGTATATCGTTGCCTCTGGGTATAGAGCTGTATCTATGTTTGTATTTAATACTGAGAATACATCATCAGCAAAGCTTTTTATTCTATCATTTTTCATGACGTAATCAATAAGCTTGTCAAACTCTTGCGTTGTTATACCAGGTGTATCATGTCCACCTTGTTGAAATAAATATACTCTAACAGCGTCCATCTCTGTAAACTCTGGTGTAACGTTATTAGTATATAAATTATTCACAAAGTCTTTACCGTACCTCTTTTTAAGGTCATTAATTTGATTTCTAACTCTTAGCTTTATTCTGTCCATTGCCCTTTCAGCTCTAGCATACGGCCTTAATATAGTTTCTTCAAACCATACTTTATCAGATTCACCCTTTCTACCTTTACCTGCTATATGATTATCCCATAAACCTTTTAAATCTTCTGCTGATGGTGGTACAAAAACTAAATTTACTTTTGATCTTAAGTTAAATAACTCTGTTAACCAAAATCCTGGTCTACCTTTCTCTGCTGCTTCTGTTTTGTCTACATCTCTACCAACTACAGGGCTATCAGGGTTGTTTTCATCTAGTATTTTATTTAAGTTTTCTGACGTTGCTCCTTGTTGACTGAACTTAATTCTTGCTTGATATATTTTACCGCCAATGTTAAACACATCTAAAACTTTAGCCACTGCTTTAGTATTTTTTATAGCATCATCAGCAAACAATATATCATTATAACCTTCAGCAACTTTACCTGTTATCCAGTCTGCTTTAGCTTCAGGTGTACCGTTTTCTAAACCAACTATGTTTTCTAATTTTAAATCTAGACCAACACCACTTAAAAACTTTTGTATAGCTGGCGCAGCGTTTTGTGGCCTTGCTGTTAAAACAAATATATCTGTGTTACCAAACTTATCTTTTAGTGCCTTAGCTTTGTTAAAGAAAGGCCCACGTTTACCAGCTTTTACCTTACTAAACTCACTAAAATCAAAAACCGCTCCTTCATCCTCTAAGGCTTCAGAGCGCAAAGCAAAGTCTGTAGCATCTATTTTACCTTTCGCGCCGTTAGGAAGCGTGTAAAGTACGTTAGATTTAGTCTTAGCTAATGTGTCATCAAAGTCTATGATACTAGCTCCTTTTCTTTTAGCGTTAGGATCTAATGATCGTTTCATGGCTAGTATAAATTTCTGTGACGCATTAGAATCTGATGCTTGTTGTGAACTCTTTTTTATTCCTAATTTTGCAAGAGATTGTTTTGTAAATGCTCTACCAAGTATAACTTTTGGATTTTTTAAATCTTGTACAGCATAAAAATCTTTTTTACCAAAGTTTTCTATAGTATAGTATCTATTTCTTAACGCGCTGTCACCAGGCTTATAACCTCTAGCCATTAAAGCTCCCATAGGTATCTGATCATCCATTGTTTTTGGTATCAACGCAACTTCATATTGTGTTAATAGTTTGTCAACAGTTGCTCTTGTTACACTACCATCTCCTAAATACATATCAGCAACGTATGTCAAAACCCATTGTGCTGGT